AGATAATCGATAAGTATGTGGTTCACTACTGAGTCAATCATCTGCGTCCACCAAGATCCGGAAGGTACACCCCGGTACTTACGGAACATGCGTCCGTCCGGCATTAAGATGGGAGTGTTAATGAAATACCACACCATGGCATCCCAAACGTTTCGCCATTTCTGTGCGTCAACTTTGTCAACAGGTTTCCCCTCGAAAGTCGAAAACTCGATATTCTGCCTCAGAATATCAAACGCCACACGAATCAGCCACGCAGGTACTTTTGTGTCAAAAGACGAAAAGTCGATGCCATAAAGTGTCTCCCCTTCCCTTAGTTTGCAGCACCATTCGGTGTACAGCCGCTGCGCACTTTTTCCATTTAGCATAGGTGATAGTGGATCGTTCATAAAGTCGCGATACATCAAAGGAGCGTAGAATCCTTCGACAACTAACATCTCTGCTGGATATACCCAAACCAGGCGCGTTTTCGGTTCGTCAATCTCTGACATACCGCCACGCTGTCCTGCAAGACACGGAGGGAACCGCATCCTCGAAGGGTTGAAACTTCTTTTGCCACCCTGTTTCATACGGTGACCTAACCATCTCGCTTCATGATAGATTTCTTCCATACAGTCACCTTTCTTAGCCCCCATGAAAGTAGATCCTGCAGACGTGTCACGCCTGAGGAACTGCCCCACTTCGTGCCAATCAAGCGGTTCACGCTTGTAAGGTAACTTGAAAGCCTTCTTCGCCTTTGCGATTGAACGTCGCATTGACGCTTGTTGAGATGGAGAAAGATCGCCGAATGTGTTACGCTCACCAGAGAACTTGTTCAAGGCGGTGTACATGCCTATGTTGCCCTGGGGTCTGCGAGTGTAACCACGGATGTCCTCGTAGATGTCTCGATTGAATAACTTTAGGCTCTCTCTCACTTGAGGATCAGTGTTAGAGTTAGAGCTGTAGGTTGAGTACCCCCCATACTTAGCGATTTCACGTAAGTTGGGGTCCTCGAATTGAAGAGGGATTACGTCTTCGGAAGTGGTTGACCCTGTCTTTGCGGGACGAAGGTGGAGTGCGTCAACTAAATGAGACCCCTTTCCAAGGACGTAGTTGTGGGTGGGATCTGAAGTGAAATCTTCCATTTCGGCTTCAGAGATAAAGGAGGATAAACCCGTTTACACGGTAAAAGCGC